TTTAATTAGTTGATATAGGGTTAATTTCTTACCCTATATCATTTGTATTATGATAATTTTTTCATAATAGACTTCATTAAATCAACTCCTTCATCTGTTTTAAAATATGCTGCTAAAGCACCATAAGGATGTTGATCAAAAGGAACAGTCATTACCTTTTTACCATTTGATAATTTAAATACAGTATTGTCTTCGGTTAAATTTAATATTCCAACCTCAACAGCTCTGTTAGCTAAATTTCTAAGTTTTATATCTTCATCTTCTGATAATTCTATAAATAACACAGGATCATTTTTAGCAAAATTATAAGCATCTCTTTTAATTTCTTTAGAGCTCATAGTTGAAACGGTAGAACCTAATTCAGTTCTCATTATTGCTTCTAAATGTTCTATTTCTAAAGTATTAACAAGATTTAAAGCTTCTAACTCTAATTCTATCATTTTAACATCATCAATTGCTTCTTTAGCAGAATCAACTTCTTGCCATAATTCATTAGCTTTAGGATGATATAATGATAAAAGTTTTTGTAAAGATTGTTGTTGTTTAGGGACTTCTAATACGCCATCTAAAAATATAATGTGGCCTAAAGTAGCGTACCCATTTTGTTCATCAACAAATAAAGACTTTTGATTTGTAGCATATCTTAATTCTTTACTTTCACCGGTTGTTTCATCAAACCATAATAAAGGTTTTCTTCTTGTATGTTTTGATTGTATTGTCCAACTAAGAGGTGATTTACCTCCTGTTAAAATATATGTTCTATCTTTTATTTCCCAATTTTTTTCTTTAGAGGGAGATTGTTTTTTTACTTGTGTTGTCATAATATAATATAATATAATTGTTAATAAGAATTACCCCCGATATAACACGGGGGTAAAACTTATATAAATATTAAGCGTCTTTAAATAATACAAAGTTATTTGCACCTTGTACAATTAAACATCTTTCACTTAAATAGTGCATTCTCATTTCATCAATTGGAGAACTTGATGGTCCACCTACAGATCCAGTAACCCAAGACTTCATTTTTCTGTTTTCAGTCTCAGATGCTCTGTATCGTATGTGTAAGAAAGGTCTTTTAATGTTTGAACCAAGCACTTGGTCATAAACAGTAGAAGTACCAGCAGGTACTAATACACCTTCAATGTCACCAAAACCTCCTCTTGTAGAGAAGTCGTTTAAGTATTTCCAGTCAGTTTTGTAAAAGTCATAAGACCCTCTTCTGTAACCTGTAAATCCTAAATTTAATGCCATATCCTCGCTGTTGTTAAATACTCCAAAAGATGTACCTCCAGAATATCCTCCGTTTTGTTGTGCAAGAATGTCATCAATTTCTAAAGAAAGATTTCTATCTAAGAAAAGCATGTTTTCTTCAATAGCACCTTGCTTATCCAGTTGAGTTAAAACAGCGTCAAAGTCTGTTAAAGCTCCACCACCAGCTGCTTGTGCACCAAATCCTGAATATACGTTACCTCTTGCTTCAATAGCTTCGAAGAAACCTTCAGTACCTTTAGCAGTAGCTGTTAATGCTGAATCATAGAAATTTAAAGTAGCACCAGTATTTAATTGCTTCACACCTTCAACCATTGACATTTCAAGATAATCTTCAAAACGTAATCTGTTTTCGTGTTCAGATTTTAAATACCATAAATATCCGCTAGCTCCATTTTCAGAAGTAACTTCAATCCATCCTATTTGTGCAGTGTCAGAACCACTTATAGAATAGTGCTCTTTTAAAATTACAGGACTATTCTTAAATGTAGCATAGCTAGGATCTAATTTTTCAGTAAAGTTAGAAGACCCTTTTGCAAACTCAGATCCATATGCTAAAGCAGTAAATCTTTGAGCGTTTGTAATTGCTGGTACACCAGTAAGTGATTTTACTTGGAAATACTGTCCGCTAACATTAGTAACAATAGCTTTGATCATTGCTCCAGTACCACCAATTGCTGATGTTGCACTAGTTTGAGCTTGAATCATTACTGTTTGTCCTTTTCTAAAGTTAACAGCTGTAGTTCCTTGAGTAGTTACACCAAGGCTAGAAGGCTGTGCTGTTGGTACAAAAAAGTTTCCAACTTCTCCTCCTGTTGCTGCTGCAGTTGCTGTACCTGGAGTTGTTCCAGATGTTGGCATTGTGCCAGCGTCACTTAAATAAACGATATTTGCATATCTTGTGTGCAATCTACCTTGCTCAGTCCAAATAATTTGATCTGAAGTAGAAGGCATCTCCGCAGATACCATACGTAAGAAAGAACCGATAGATCTGTTTCCATATCTTTCAACTTCTTGCTCGTATACATCTGGTAAAAATTGTTGAGCCCACTGATTAAAACTTGAATCTGTGAAGTCAATATAGTTTCCTGAATATAATGCCTTAGTTTGTGTTGGTTGTAAGGCAGCAGGAATTCCACTTGTAAAAGCCATAGTTTAAAATTTTTAAAATTAGTTATTTATTCCATTTTATGCGCAATTTATCTGAAGAGTTACCAGAAACTACTTTTATTTTTTGCCCTGAAGGTGTTACTATTTGAGAATTATCAGCTCTAGGTGTCATATCTATATTTTTTGCAGCTTTAGCAGATTCTTTAATAGCATCGGCACGGCCTTGCTCGTAAAAATGATTAGCTATTTTATCGGCATTACGCCCTGCAAATATTGCTTTATGATAACCTTTTGCATCAGTTATATTTCCATCTTTATCCAAATAATTTTGAACAAAATTTGATATATCATTTTGAAATTCTTTTACCTTCAATGGATTTTCTACTTTAAACCTATATTTGTTTTCACCAACCTGAAAATCAAAACCTTTGAATTCTGTATTAAAAACATTTTCGGTTTTTTGTTTAAAATCTTTTGATAGTTTTTGTTGCTTTTCTAATAATTGCGACTGTTCTTCATAATATTCAACTGCTTCTTTATATTCTTCAGGAACACCATTTTGCTTTCTTAACTTAAGATCAGCGTAGTATTTTTCTTTAGACTTATTAAAATGCTGTTGAGCATTATATAATTCTTCTTTAAATGCTAGTTTTTTAGCCTTTATATCAGAAGGTTCGTCGTTTTCCTCATTATAAGCAAAGTTTTTATTCATTAAAAAGTTTATATCTTCGCTGTCTAAATGTGGTTTTGTTGACTTATAGTATTCATTAAGAAGAGATAAGTTATCCATTTTGGAAAAATCTTTATTAAGATTAACATAATCTTCAAGTGTTCCTCCGGTTTCTTCCATGAACTCTATTAATTTATTTACATTCTCGGGTAGCTTTGGTGTTTCTGCTTCCGGCAATATTTCTTTTTGTTCTTGTACGGGCTCGGGACTTTTAGTGCTTGAATCCACTCTTGCCTCGTTAACTGTATCATTTTCATTTGTAACAAGTTCTAAAGGTGAATCTATTTCTTCCCTCGATTTTTCTTCGTTACTTTTATTTTCTTTTTCTTGTTTATTTTTTCCGGCAGGTTCTTCAACTTTTTCTTTGTTTTCTTTTTGAACTTCTTTGCTAGATTCGGATCCGTCGCGTACAGATACCTCATTTGTGCTTTGCTCTTGAACGGCATTTTCTTTTTTAGTTGGGGGTTTGTCTAAATTCACTTTATAAACTCCATCGTCTTGAAGACCGTAATCAGGGTTTACTTCTCCTTCTTTAACCGCAGTTTCTAAAACAGCGGCTTCTTTTTCTTGAGTTGAAACTTCTTGTTTTTCTTCAACTGCTTTTACTTGTACTTCTTGTTCCATAATAATATATAATAAAAATGTTTGTAAAAATTATCTTGGTTCAAACCTAGATAAATCTATGCCACCTAATACATCATTGCCTTTAGACTCAAACGATTTTTTAGGTTTATTTGTTTTTGGTGGCCCGGCTATACCACTTACTGATATTTTTTTATCAGCAATATCTTTTTGCGTTTTATTTTGTTTTTCAGCTAATTCTTTTTGTGCTTCTAATTCTAAAGCTTTGAGTTTAACGTTAAGGTCATATTCAAACTGCATTAATTCTCTTTTAGTTCTTGCTTCAACTTCTAGCTTTTTAATACTTAATTCGTTTTCAGCAGTAGAAACTTGTATTTTTGAAGAAGACTTAACTTGTTCTGCTTGTGCTTTAGCCTGCTCTATTTGTATTTGAGCTTGACCTTGAGCTTCTGCTTGTGCTACTGACGCAGCTTGTGCTTGTGCTTGATCAGCTGCCTGTTTTCTTAATCTTCTTATTTTAAGTAATTGATTAGCTAATTTTGTATTTTTAATTTCTCTTATATCAATAGCATCTTCTAAAAATATACCACCTTGAGAAAGCGCTGTTTGTATATTGTTTTCTAAAAGTCCTTTTTCTTCCGCGTCAGGTTCAATTTCTAAAAATATTCCAAAATCATGTAAATGCAATTCTTTCATATCTTCTAAAGCCCCTACTGAAAATTGGCCTATACCACTTATAAAAGCTTCTCTTGTAGGATGAAATTCTAAAACATCTTTTACTCTTAGCGCAATTGCTTCAGCTAATGAACTGGTAATAAACATACTAGAATCGAGTATGTGTCTTGTAGCTACGTTACTATTTGCGGCTGCTAATTTTTGTACACCAACTAATGCTTTTGGGTCAGGATCACTGCCGTCGCGAGCTTCATTTAAACCGCTGACATCCCGTATCATTTGTAAGTATTGATTGTATGCACCAATTAAAATTTGTATTTGATTGCCACCACCTCCAGGTAATTCTTGTATTGGTACTTTACCTGGATTCATTTCACCATCTACTGTTAATGATCTACCAATTATAGAACCTGTTTGGAAATACATATTTAATGCTTCCTGCGGATTATAACTTGTGCCATTACCTAGATCTATTTCAGCTAATCCATCAGCATCTAAATATACTCCAGATGGAGTCATTCTTTGAATAGCTTGCTGCATTTTTAAATGTGTTAGCTGTATTAAATCAGCATACGGTGTCATTTTAGATACTAAAGAATTTATATTTCCTTTGTAAATTCTTGGAGCAGATACTATGTAATTCATCATTACCTTATTAGTGTTTGAATAAGGTCTGATCATGTTTTTAGCTTTTTCCCATTTTAATAATTTACTTGCACCTAGTATATATACACCTTCATAAATTACTTCTATAGTTTGAGCAACTCTTTCAAATCTAGTTCTTTTATCTTTAGGAGGATTAAAATCATCTTTTTTTATAATAGCTTTATTACCACCGGTTGTAGTTTCTTTTATTTTATATACAGAGTTTTCAAAACTTTTCCAGTTAAAATATAAAAGAGTAACAGTATTGTTATCTTGTTCATCATTATTATAGCTAGAGCTATTATCATAATTATTATAATAACTTCCTTTTTTTTGTAAGTCTTCAATATCTTCAACTGTAAATTCAGGAAATTCTTTTTTTAATTCATTTATTTTTACTCTTTTAACTTCTCCAAAATAATAACAATCTTCAAAGTTAGGGTCTTCTGTATATGACCACACTAAATTAGCAGGATCTACATAATTTAATTTTATTCCGTCAGTATTATTAAATGAATGTTTTGCTGCGCCAATGCCTAATACAGCTAAATCATAATCTATTCTTTTTTTAAGTTCTTTATATTTATTTCTTAAAAATATATTTTCAATTGCTTGTTCTTCAGCTATTTCTATACCTTGTTTGTATTCTAACTGCATATATAATTCAAGCTCTTCGGTATTTTCTGGGCCATCTTCAATAGGAACATTTCTAGCATCAATCCCTAATTGATTTTCTATGTCTTGTAAAAGACCTTTAGCATTTATATCTCTTTGAATATCATTAACAAAGTTTGTTCTTCTACCAGTTGATATAGGGTCTTGAGCAAAAGCTTTAATTGAGAATAATCTATCTTGCATACCATTTACTACTATATCCACAAACTTAGGTATAATAGGAACTGGTTTCCAATCAAGATTTAAATATGATAAATCTCCATTTATAGCAAATTCATCTTTATATTTGTTTATAGATTGTTCACCTCTAGCATATAGCCTAAGCCTATGATATTCATCATTGGTTTGATAATATCTTCCCGATCTACTATCTTTATTAAACCAATCTCTTTCAATAGCTTTAGCTACATCACTACCATATTCAAAAGATTGTTTTTTCTCATCTGATACAGCTTGGCTCGGAAATTGTACTTTTGATTTTGTTGTGTACGCCATATTTATTTTATTAACTGACTTCTAATACCTTCGTTTTTATATTTTGAAAAACTAAAGTCTAATGCTTTTAATTTTCGTTTTTGTGTTGGGCTGTAAAAATGTTTTCTACAAGCCATTATTGCAAGGCCACTACTTATAGAGGCATCAAATGCGGTTCTTTTTGATATATCAAACTTTGCCCAATCTTCTAAAGTTCTTTGAAAATACATATTCCCATATCCGTTTGATTTTTTACCAACGTACTCTTCTATATATGATTCAATTGCGGCCGCATGTGCTTGCCTTATATCTTCTGAGCTATTAGGAATACCACCTAATTCTTTTTCTGTTTTAGATAAATTACTCTTTAGTTTATCTGGGCGGTTCATAGAAAATCCTCTATAACCTCTTCTTTTAAAATGATACAATAATCTTGGTTTATTATTTTCTGCAAGCAAGGGCATACCGTAAAAAATGCAAGCCATTAAAACATCTTCAAAAAATATTTCAGCTGTTTGAGGCCTTGCTACATATTCTAAAAAAAATTTTGTATTAGGCACATCACTAACCATTGAAAAAGTAGTTAATCCGTGTAATGCACCATTTGATCCATTACCACCTACTGTTCCTGATATATCATATGAGTCACATCCAAAAGCACCTAATCCATCATTACCAGCATATTTTATACCGTTTTTTTCTAATACATTATTTTGTAAACTTTTAGGTGGCACCCAGCTTATATAAAATCTACCCTTTTTTTGTGGTATCCAACTTACTTTAGAATCTTTAATTCCTTTTTCCCAACTAAAATTTCCTCTAGCAACATATCCTTCAGATACCATTTCTTCATTAAAATCTATTTGCTCATATATCTTAGTAAGATTAAATAAAGAGTTTAATGTTTCATCTCTAAAAGCGTGTTTTTCTGAACGAGGAAATTGTCTATAATATTCATTTAAACTATCTGAATCATTTTTTAAGCCTTCAACCTCGTTTTCCCAATGCTCAATAACTCCTGTGTGTATTTTTTCACCATCAATTCCTTCAACCGCTTTCTGTGGGCTGTCGAAGACAGGATAGCCATACTTGTCAATAAATCCTTCGTAGCCCCATTCCATAGGTAAGAACAAAGCATATAATCCGCTTGAAGTCTGACCATTGCGATTTCTTTTTGTAACGTCTGAGTCATAGTAAAGTTTTTTAAAATTATCTCCACCTTTATTCAAAGCGTTAGACGTTGATCCCATCATACACTTACCTACAATTTTTGAACCTAATCGTAAGCATGTTTTAGTTACTCTCCAGTTATTTAAAATATTATCCGGACGCTCCCACTTCCCTGATTCATCATGTACCAAGAGTTTAAGTTTTTCTCCATCATAGGAGTTGTCCCCGGTGTTTTTCCAGTCAATAGTAGTGTCAAGCCCTTTCCCAATTTCAACCTCTTCTGTGTCTGTACTTTTAAGTGAATTCCTTGTAAGCTTTCTTGATGGTACTTTATAAGAGATTTCTGTTTTTGGTCTTTCCATCCCATCTTGTATTGGCTTGAAAAAGAACGGGTAATTTGTGGATATTGGTACAATCTTATCAGTAAACATTTTTTTAGCATCTGCCCCTGTTTTTGACAACACACCAAATCTTGAATCTTTAGTAGTCGTTGCAATGTTAACTGCTTCTGAACTTGCCATGAAGGAAAAACCAGACCGTCTGTTTTTGAGATAGCACATTCCATAACATCTGGGATCTGCTTTGCATGCTTCCCAAAAATAAAAGAATATTTTGTTTGCTTGTCTAAAGTCGGGTGCACCCACATCAATTTTTGTCCAATTAAGATACATATAGTGCGATCCTGTAAGATAGGTTTTTGTGCCGTTACACATAAACCAGTAACCATCATTACGGCGATCAAACTCTTCGTTAATATACTTATAATATTTTTCTTTAACATTTTCTTTATTGAGTTTGAAATCATATATACTTTTTATTCTATTTAAAGATTCAGGCCTTTCCCTTTGTGTAAATACTTGATCTTCTTTTTTAATTTCAGATCCATATACTTTATTAGGAGTTTTAGGTATTGCTATCTTTAGACCTTGAACTTCATATATATTACCTATAGTACCGTCTTTACTTATTACTACACAATCTAAATCCTCATTATATCCGTAATCGTATTTTTTATGTTTGTTTTTATTTTTTACTTTTTTATCGTCTAAATGGTCTGTATGAATTGAATATAAATTTTGTTTATACATTATTTAATTCTATCTTCTACACCTAAAAACTTTTCAGATTTTTTTTCTTGTTTATCTTCAGATAATTGTTCAATCTTGTCTATAATTTTTAATGAGTCATCAATTGCCACCCATTTTGCTTGTGCCGCTATTTTAGCTTTTTCAGGATCTAATTCTTGTAAATTTATTTCTTGTCTAATAACTTTTTCAAGTTCTACTAAAGCTTTTTCAGCAGCATCAATAATT